AACTCTTGCCGAATATGTTGGTAATGAAACCGTAAAGGAAACCATTCAACAGTATTTGGATAATAATGATATTCCACATTTGTTATTATATGGTAAAGCAGGAACTGGTAAAACCACACTTGCAAAACTTATTGTAAATACTATTAAATGTGATAGTATGATTATTAACGCATCGGATGAGAACAACGTAGATACGGTTCGTAATAAGGTGAAGAACTTTGCATCCTCAATGGGGTTTGCAGGATTTAAGATTATCATTTTGGATGAGTTTGATTATATGACTCCAAACGCACAAGCAATCTTGCGTAACTTAATGGAGACATTTTCTAAACATTGTAGATTTATCCTAACGTGTAATTATCACGAAAAGATTATTGACCCAATCAAAAGTAGATGTCAAACATTCGCAATTACACCTCCCACAAAGAAAGATGTTGCAATCCAAGTTACTAGAATTTTAGATGCAGAAAAGATTACATACGATTTAAAAAATGTAGCAGATATTATCAGTTCATATTATCCAGATATTCGTAGAATCTTAAATACTTGTCAATTGCAATCTGCAAAAGGAGAGTTAAAAGTAGACCACCAAATTATGGTGGAATCTAACTTCCAAACTAAATTGGTAGATTTGTTAAAAGCAAATGATGACAAACGAAATATGTTTATGAATATCAGACAAGCAGTTGCTGATAACAGACTAAACGATTATTCGGAAATGTATTCTATGTTATATGATAGAGTAGATGAATACGCATCTGGTAATACGGCAAATGTAATATTAACTATTGCAGAAGGTATATCTAAAGATGCATTAGTAGTAGATAAAGAAATCGTATTTATGAGTACAATTATTCAAATTTTAAACATTATAAAGTAATGGAACAAGGATTACCGATGGGCATCAATTTAAACGATGCGAGAGATATGGAATGTGAATGTGGAAACAAAGTGTTTATGCCAGGATTCAGATTCAAAAAATTATCAAGATTAGTAACAGGTCAACCACAAGATTCTGTTATTCCAATTGAAACTTATTTGTGTACTCAATGTGGTAAAGCATTGCAAGAGTTATTACCTTTAGAATTGAGAGATAAACCATCATCAATAGTAGAATAATGGCAGGGAAAAAGTTATTTGACCACATTGCTGCAATTACGTCTGAACAAGACCCAAACTACTTTGATAAATTAACAGAGGAGGATATTAAGACATGGAGTAACTTTATGATTAATAGATTCCTTTCGATGAAACCTGAGTGGGTAGAACTCATTGCAACCATACTTCCTTTAACGCAAACACTATCACCGAAGGAAATGTATAAGTTGTACATAAACATCATCCCTAAAGGAAAGTATTACCTAAAATATATTAAAGGAAAAGCAGGAGAAAAATATGAGGAATGGCTTGTAAATCTCATAAAAAATGAGTATATTTGTTCTGAACATCAAGCTATTGATTACATAGAAATTCTATATTCTTCGAGAGAAGGTAGAGAAAACATTAAATTCATCTGTGAAAAATATGGTATTGATTCAAAACAAATTACCAAACTTAAACTTAAAATATAGTGGGAAGAGTTTCTTTTAGTCAATACTCAATGTGGAGCGGATGTCCATATCAGTATAAGTTGAATTATATTGATGGATTATCCATCTCTACATCGAATATCCATTTAGTATTTGGAACTGCAATGCACGAAACATTGCAAACCTATTTAGATAAATGTTTGCGTATTTCCAAATCGCAAGCAGATAAACTAATGGATACAAAAGCATTCTTGAAAGAGAAGATGCGTGAGTTGTACTTAAAAGAATCATTAGATGGTACTAATCCTATTTGTACAAAAGAAGAATTGGTTGAGTTTTTAGAAGATGGGAATCTTATATTAGACTATTTCCAAAAACCTAAAAACTTCAACAGTTTTTTTTCATTAACAAACGATGAGTTAGTAGCAATCGAACAACCAATCAATACTAAAATTGCTGAAAATGTAAGTTTTTTAGGATTTTTAGATATGGTAGTTAGAAACAGAGTTTCAGGTCGTTACCGTATTATAGATTTCAAAACATCTACAATGGGTTGGAATAAATACCAAAAAGCAGACCCTATTAAAAATGCTCAAATTCTTCTTTACAAAAAGTTCTACGCAGAATTATTAGGTATTTCAGAAGATATGATTGATGTAGAGTTTATCATTTTAAAGAGAAAGGTTTCAGAATCTACCGATTTTACAATACCTCGTATTTCAAAACACGTTCCTGCATCTGGCAAACCATCTGTAAACAAAGCATGGACTTCATTTAAAGAATTTGTGGATAATGTATTTGATGAGAATGGTGAATACAGACAAGTAGAGTTTCCAAAGAATCCTGGTAAAAATAAAAAAAATTGTAAATGGTGTGAGTTCTCTCAAAGAGGATTATGTGATGGAAAAATCTAAATTTCCAATACATATTATTATAAATAAAAGTTATGGCAAAAAAGAAAATACTATTATTATCGGATGACCTCCGAATGTCGAGTGGAATCGCTAATGTTTCCAAACAATTGGTTATGGGAACGGTTGATAAGTACGATTGGGTACAATTAGGAGCAGCAATCAAACATCCAGAAGCAGGTAAAGTTTTAGATTTAAACGAAGATGTCCGTAAAAGAACGGGTGTAGAAGATGCATCTGTTAAAATTTACCCATTTGATGGATATGGTAATGCTGATATTATTCGTCAGTTATTGATGATTGAAAAACCGGATGCAATCTTACACTTCACAGACCCGAGATATTGGATTTGGTTGTATGAGATTGAACATGAAATTCGTCAATCAGTACCTTTATTCTTCTATCATATTTGGGATGATTTACCAGACCCAAAATACAACAGAGATTACTACGAAAGTTGTGATTGGATTGGTTGTATTTCAAAACAAACTTATGGTATTACTCGTAGAGTTTGGGGATGGGATAAAGAGAAACATTGGACTAAACCTGCTGATTGGCAAGTAAGTTATGTACCACATGGTATCAATTCCGAATTATACAAACCAGTAGAAGTTCCAAAGGAATTTAAAAAAGAAATATTTGGTGAAAAAGAATACGATTTTGTTTTGTATTGGAATAACAGAAACATTCGTAGAAAGCAACCAATTGATGTAATTCTTGCATTTGATAAGTTTGTAGAAGCATTAGCATCAGAACATAGAGATAAGGTTTGTTTATTGATGCATACTCAACCTGTTGAAGAGCACGGTACTGATTTACCGAGAACAGTTGCTGAATGTTGTTCACCTGAAACAAATGTAGTATTTGCACCAAACAGATATACAGAAGAACAATTGAATTATCTTTATAATTTAGGAGATGTAACAATTAATACTGCATCTAATGAAGGATTTGGATTGGCAACTGCAGAATCTATAATGGCAGGAACTCCAATCATTGTAACAGTAACAGGTGGATTGCAAGACCAATGTGGATTCAGAGATATTGGAAGTGGTAAATTATTAACTGCGGAAGATTATGTAGAGATTGGTTCATTGCATGATAGACATAAGAAAAATACAGTAGTTTGGGGAGATTGGGTTAAACCAATTTGGCCAGTTCGTTCAACAACGGGTTCAGTTCCTACTCCATATATCTTTGATGATAGAGTTGATTTTGAAGATATTTCTCCTTTAATTATGGATTGGTATAAAACTCCGAAAGAGGATAGAGATGCAGCGGCATTAAAAGGTAGAAAGTGGATGTTAGGAGATGGGTTGTTAAGCAGAGAAGCTATGTGCCAAACATTAGTTGATGGTATGGAAGGAGCATTTGAAAATTGGAAACCAAAGAAAAAATTTAAGTTAATAGAGTTATAGTATGAAACCAACATTAGTATTTCAGGCACCGGTAGCAACAAGAAGTGGATACGGTGACCACGCAAGAGATTTATTACATTCTCTATATAAATTAGATAAATTTGATATTAAAATTATTAGCACTCGTTGGGGACAAACCCCAATGGATGCTCTTAGTTATGATAATGAATTTCATAAATGGGTAGTTGATAACATCATTCCAGGTGTAAAAGAAAAGCCTGATGTTTACATTCAAGTAACAGTTCCAAACGAATTCCAACCAGTAGGATTTTACAACATTGGTATTACTGCGGCAATTGAAACAACACATTCTCCATTAGATTGGGTGCATGGTTGTAACAGAATGGATTTAATTATTGTTCCATCGGAGCATTCTAAAAAGAGTTTGGTTGATTCTGTTTATAACGAACAAGATAAAACAACTGGTAATCTAGTTGCTCAGCATAAAATTCAAAAACCAATTCAAGTTTTATTCGAAGGGTTTAATGAAAACTTTGGTACTAACGATTTTCAATATGTTTCAGAATTAGATGAAATCAAAGAAGATTTTGCATTCTTATTCGTAGGACATTGGTTAAGAGGTGATTTAGGTGAAGATAGAAAGAATGTGGGAATGATGATTAAAACATTCTCAATGGCATTCAAAAATGAAAAGGTTAAACCTGCATTGATTTTAAAAACATCTTCAGCTGGATTTAGTGTATTAGATAGAGAGGTAACTATTAAAAAGATTAGAGAAGTATTGGGTAAAGATTATGGACAAATTCCTATTTATTTACTGCATGGTGATTTAACGGAAGCTGAAATGAATGGGTTATACGAACACCCAAAAGTAAAAGCAATGTTAAACTTTACAAAAGGTGAAGGGTTTGGTAGACCATTATTGGAATTCAGTTTGACAGGTAAGCCTGTAATTGCAAGTGGATGGAGTGGACATTTGGATTTCTTAAAAAGTGGTGCAGTTTTGTTAGAAGGGGAGTTAAAAGAAGTACATGAATCAGCGGCAGACCAATTCTTATTAAAAGAAGCAAAGTGGTTTAATGTGAATATTTCAAAAGCATTAGCTACAATTAAAGATGTTTATAAGAATTACGATAAATACAAAGTAGAATCATCTAAATTAGGAAAACAAAATAAACAGAATTTTAGTTTAGGAAAAATGACTGAATTATTTGATGGAATTTTAAATCAATATGGTATTTATAGTAAAGTACAACCTAAGTTTCAACAATTACAATTACCTAAATTGAAGATGCTAAAAAAAGATGAGTAATTTCAATCCACTATATAGAAGATTCATTGATGATGCAAATAAAGTTACTCCTAATCAAATGGTTAGGGGTAATTTTTATATAATCAAAGAATATCAATATATAGATGGACATAGAGGAAATTATTCAGAAACAACTGCACCTATAATTTATACATTATTTGTATCTAAGACT